TCCCCTGCTACTACCGTCGCGTGTTCCTGCGTTGGGCCCCGAAGGGCTCCACAGGGGCAGGCTTCAAGGGCGAACTCCTGCCCGAGGTCGTGGCGAAGATGCACCTGGACGGCAAGATTGCGGAGTTGGATGGGCGGCTGTACATCCCGCTCCCAGACGGCACCGTGAACGACAAGAAATGCGACCGCATCAGCGACACCCGCAACCACTTCGTGCTCCTCGTGGACCGCAAGACGGGCGGCTGGGCCAATGCGTTGGTCTCGCTCTCCTCCACGCAGATCAAGAAGTCCAAGATGCTTTGCGCAGCGCTCGATGCCGTCCGGGTCCCGGGTCCGAGCGGGGCAGTGAAGCCTGCGACGTTTGCAAACTACGTCCGCTGCACCACCATCCCGGAAAGCAACGACAAGGGCACCTGGCACGGCATTCGCTTTGAGCTGGACGGGAAGCTGGATGTGGGCGACGGGTCCGGGAAGGACATGCCCCTGTATCTCGCGGCTCGCGCATTCCACCAACTGGTCGGCAAGGGCGGGGTCGAGGTGAAGTACGAAGCCCCTGCAGAAGCGAGCGAAAGCGGCGGCGCAGGCTTCTGATCCTCCGGGGCGAGAAAACCCTGCCTAGGGCCGATTACAGGGCTTGCCGCAGGGGTCTCGCCCCACTCAACTCCCGAACTTTCAAGGAAACAAGAATGAACTTCAATGACATCGTGATCGGGGCAGATGTGCTTGCGATCAATTGCCACCACGCAGCGGTCGAGGCTGGGTGGTGGACGGACCTCGCGACCGGGGAGCGCTTCACCCGGGAGCAGATCGAGGGGATGGTGCCGACCAAGCTGCTGCTGATCGTGAGCGAGATCACCGAAGGCATGGAGGGCCACCGCAAAGGGCTCCAGGACGACCACCTTCCGCATCGGCCTTCGCTTGAGGTGGAGTTGGCGGATGCGGTGATCCGGGCATTCGACCTCGCCGGAGCGCTTGGGTTTGACCTCCCAGGGGCAATCTCCGACAAAATGCGATACAACTCAATCCGTGCAGACCATAAGCCTGCGAACCGCGCAGCCCCGGGCGGGAAGGCTTACTGACCGGCCAGCGGCCAAGCCTGCTGCAACATCAGGGAGTCGGAGGAGTGGGCGTCAGCTTGCTCCGCCACTCCCTGATATTTTGTTGCGCACTGCTCGAATACGGCACTGAGGGCGCTGACGCGGCTGCGGCAGGCATCAAGGGTGGCGCTGGGCAACCCTGCGCTGGAGGCGGAGAGGTCGTTGCGCAACCCGTCAAGCTCGCCGCGAGCGCCAGCAGCAGCCTCGTGAACAATCTGCTCTCTCTTGCGTGACTCATTGACCGCTCCTGCTGTTTTGTCATACCACTTCCGCTCCAGCCTCCGATTCTCCGCCTCAAACACCCGCGCATCCTCCCGCCGCTGCACCTCCCGCTTCGCCTCCCGCCCCTCCTCGACCGAGACCCCGAAGGCGTAGCACCCCGCCCCAAAGAGCATCACCGCAATCGCGGCGGCCAGGAGCCGATACGGCATCACCCGACCTCCCCGGAGTTGCGAACGATCAGCATCACATGCTCCCCGCGAGCGAGTGCCGCCCGGACCCGCTCCTTCACGAGAGCGACCGCTGGGCGGGAGGTGCCGCCGACGATGCACCCATCGTCGATCGCCATCCCCAGGAGCGGGCACCCCTCGGTGTCCTCGCTGGTGTTGCCTGCGTGCATCCTCACCCCAGAGAATCCAGCAACTCCATTCACCGTCAATGTTCCTGGGCCGAACTTCGGGGAGTCCTCCAGCGTCACAAAGTACTCGCCCTCGGGGATGGCGGTCTCTCCTTTGATCTTCCAGTTGCCCACCGGCATCCCGGAGACCTCGCGCACGGTGTCCTCCAGCGTGTAGCACAGCCGCTCGCCCTCGCAGCTGAGCTCCCCTACGGTCGATCCATCGGAGCTTGCGCGGCGGTTGAGTGCTAGTTTCATTTTGTGCTCCTAATTTTTGACCAATCACTCACCCAATCGCTCAGCCGCTTCGCCCGGTTGTGGGTGGCGCGTTGGCGGTGGAGGTACGCGCAGATGCACACCAACAGCCCCGAGTGGACGATGGCGTCCACGACTGCGTGCGCCTCCTCGGAGGATGCCCCTTGCGCGCATATCAGAAATGCGCAAAAGAACCCGGTGGACACGAGGATGAGCCCGACCTTCATGAACACTCCATCCCGGAACCGATGCGACATGATCGCCCATGCGCAGATGATGCTGAGAAGAAGGTACGCTGTGCCATTGAACAAATCAAGCATCTCCGCCTCCTTTGCCCCCGAGCTTGCGGGTAACGATGTCTGCCCACTTGACCGTCTGCACCGCAGTGAGCACTGCGGCGGCAAGGCTCATCCCAAACATCCCGAGCAAGAATGCAAGTGCGCTCTGCGTCGCAGAGGACCCGAGCCCGAGCACCTCCGCCGCCGCCGGAGACACGTACCCTGCGCAGAGCGCTCCTGCTGCGACGTTGCTTGCCCGCTCCCACCAAGCCCCTCCTGGGGCGAAGCGCAGACCGACAATTGCGCCCATGAGCCCTGCTGCAATCGGGTGCGCAATGGCTTTCGGAAAATCGAGGTCCATCTGGCTCTCCTTGTTTTAAAATTTGTACTCAAGCGACAGATGAAACACATGCGCCCTTGTGAAACTGGTCTTTGGAACGTAGTCGATGCGAGCCCCGTAGCGCGGCCCGAGCGCCAGCCGCAGCGTCGGGAGCACGAAGGGAGACACCCTCCAGTCGTACCCGGTGACGCCCCCGAGCGCAACCCCAAACTCCGCATCCTCATTCCGAGCGAGGTTGAACTTGTACGCCGCATACGCACTCCTCCGCCCGAGCGAGTTGTGGTAGACCCCGAGCACCGCCCCTCGCTTGAACTCGACGTAGACCCCGGGGTTGATGCCGGAGAGGGGCGGGGTGCCCTGGGCCACATCGAGGTGGGCCGAAGCAACGTGGAGCCCAAGGGCCGCAACGCACAGCAAGCAGTCAATCATGAGATTCTCCCTCGCGTGTCGGTCCAACCGAGCGTGTTGATGTAAAGGGCAGGCCCAGTCCCTGCGGCCCAAGAGGAGCGATGGCGGACTTGAGCGCTTGCGTTTGTTTTCACGAACACATCCGCCATCCCGTACATCGTCGAGCCAGCAATGGTGGTGATCTGCATCTGCGCACTCGCATTGAAGTTCACCAAATCATCCGTCAACGCGAGCGGGCTCACATAGGTTGCGGCCGCAGGGGAGGCCTGCGCGGTTGTGGCGCTCAGCCCGAGGTGAAGCAGTGCGTCCACCACGATCCCTGTCGGCACCATCGTCAGCGAGAGCGTGAAGGCGGTCGTCGCCCCGGGCACCGCAGCGTACTCGCCCTTGTACACAGGCCAGCGGTATTGGTCGCCGGTCTGGACAATGATGTCCCAGTTGGTCGAGGCAAGCGATGTCTTCCACGAGCCCACGCGGCGGTACTGCGTGTAGCTGGCAGGGAGCGTTGGGGTGGTCGCATTCAGGCTGATCAAGAAATCCACCACCCCGGTGTCCGGTCTGCGGATCACGTAGAGGTGGTACCATGTGTTGACCGCAATGGTGCCTGTGTCGAGACCTCCCGCTGCCGCCCCGACTGCCCATGCGGCATTGGTCTTTGTCGTTGCGGCAAGACTCATGAGCGCAACGCCCGTAGAGTCCATCGCTGCGCACGCCCCAACCGTCAGCGTCGAGGTCCCCGAAGAGGAGCAGTCCCCGCCCCACAAGAAGCCCTTCTCCACCACGGAGCTTGAGAGCAGAAGCTGCATCAAAGAGCTTGGGTGCGCAATGAGCTGGTTGAACTTCTGCATCAAGTCCAGAATGTCTGAGCGGGCAGAGGCGGGCGAGTCGGTGCCCGCGTCCGTGTTCGTAGTCGTAACAACAACTGTTGGCCAAGTCATATTCAATATCCCTCAACAAAGAAGTCCACCAATGCTGGATCGGTCAGCACCCCGCCCAGGCGGAACTGAACCCGAGGCCCAAACGTCAGAACATTGTCAATCCGAGCCCAAGTCCAAGTCCCTGCGGAGCTATCCTGAATGACCACGCTCAAACGCTTCAGCACAGAGTACGTCCCGGCGAGCGGCACCCGCACATCCCCCGCCGCGATCCGGTAGGAGCCGGTCAATGCGGACAGAACAATGTCGTTGATGTACTCCTGCTTGATCGTGGCATTGACCTGGTAGCTGAACGTCCGCACAACCGGCACAGGAGCGGGTCCGGTCGCGGTCACCGTCAGCCGCACCTTCAAGTACCGGGTCGAGAAGGGAGGGATTGCGCTGCTGAAGGCGGTGAAGGTCGTTCCGTCCGTCGAGGTCGCGTACTCCACCAGCACCGTCCCGTCCGCATCGACGGTGGCGTTCAGCTGCCCCACCACCACCGTCCCGAAGTCTCGGACCGGGGAGACATAGGTGATGGGTGAGGTGGGCGTTGTGTTCCAACGGGTCCATGCCGTCCAAGAGGCTGGAGTGGCCCAGGTCGCAGCATCATTCGCCTCCAAGATGCCCGACTGAACGTGGCACCCGGTCTTGACCCCGGTCCAGCCTTCCAGGTGCTCAAAGAACTCATCGAACACATTCCCAAGCCTCCGGTCTGGAAGGGTGATGGTGTTCAGGAGATACGTGGATTCATTCCCTGTGGTGTCGATGGACTTGCACGCAAACGTGTACGTCCCGGAGAGCGGCGCATTGATCTCCATAGGGCTGTTCGTGTAGTACGAGGTCAAGTCCTGAAGCAGCGTCATCGCGGACCACACCGGCGCAGGGTCCGTCCCGGCCACGTAGCGTATCTCCGCCCCAAGCCAATCCACAGGCTGGCGGGCGAGCGTGCTGTACCCGAAGTTGTACTGCCTCGTGCCGTCTGGCTGCGCAAGGGCCGTAAAGAAGTCGAATGGCGGCGGGGGCTCTGTCTTGCCTTGAACCTGGTGCGTCTGCTGGTTGCTCCACTTGCTCACTGAGAGCCGGGTGCGAGCCCGAGCACGCACCGTGTACCATGTGCGGTCTTGAACATCCGCAATGACCACATCAGTCTCATTCCCTGCGACCACAACCGAGGACCATTCCCCGTTGCTCAGCACATCCCGGTACTGAACCTCGACGGTCCCGAGCCCCGTCACCGCAGAGTCATCAATCGCAGGCCAAGCAACGCGCATGCGGCTGACAATTGTCCCGTCCGCATTCTTCAGAAGCTCAACCGTCCCGCTCGTAATCGTCAGTGGCCCCGGCACAGCCACCGACCAGGGCGAGGGAAGAGCGGTGTTGCTGGCATAGCCCTGCGCAGAGAATGCAGCATCGACGGTGACGATTGCGATGTTGGTCTCTTTGAGCGTCACCTGCACCGACCCCTGCCCATCGAGGGAGCGGGAGATGACGATGAACTCCTTGGAGGCCCAACCATAGCGGGCAATGGTGACGTAGATGTGGTCGAACAACTCAAGCGACATTGCCCTCATCTTGAAGTTGAGTGTGACCACGAGCGGGTCCCTTGCGTCGCGGAGCATGATCCCTGCGATGTGAAGGGCTTGCGGGGCGTAGAACACCGCAGGCATCTCGACCTGCTGCGCGAGTTCAATGCCGCCGTCCGCAGCGATGTAGGCATTGGACTTGAGAGGGGTGAGAGAGGTCTGTTTGTAGGCCTGGTCCTTGTCCCAGATGACGGCATTGACCACGTTGAACTTCTGCTGCCGCTCCTTGTGCACCATCACACTGATCGGCAAGTCCTCCTCCGAGCCTCCTGCGCGGCGCACCGCCACCACATCACTCGCCGCGAAGGAGGTGACTGGGCGGGAGTACACCCCTGCCTTCAAGAAAAGCTCCCCGCCCTGGTATGCCCACATCCCGCCCATCGCTTGGGCAAGGTCATCGAAGGCATCTGCGCACGACATCCCAAATGGGAACACGCTCGCCGCGCGGTACAAGAGGGAGGAGGTGCCGATGCCCCCGACGGTGTACAGCTGAGCCCGGTCGCACGCGTCTGCAGCCCTGCAAAACCTCGCCTCCTCGGTGGGGCTGACGGTGCCGTTCACCGGAGCGGTCCTTGCGGTGGCGCTTGTGGCGAAATAGTCAGTTGGGACATCCTCCTCTTCAAACTGCGCGCCCCATGCGTAGGCATATCCACCAACAGGAGGGGAAACATTCTGGAGGTCGAGGCGGAACGAAATGGATGTGTTTGTCGCAGCAGGATCAAACGTCACTGTGAAGGAGTGACGCGTCGGGACAAATGGCAGAACCAATGCCCTTGTGTAGATGTAGGTGACAGATCCCTCATAAACATAAAGCGTCGCCTCAACCGGCTGGCCTGAGTCAGTCCATGCCCAGATGGACCATGTGAAGGTGCGCCCGCCAGGGGCCGCGCCAGAGCTGATGTTCTGCCCGACGTATGGGTCATTTGCGCCCGTCATCACAATCTTGTCTGCAGTCGGGGTGCCATTTGGCGCAGTTGCCGCATTGGGGGTGACTGTGCAGTTGATCTTGCCCCACACCGCATTGGTGAAGTCCTCGCTGTAGAGGGCAAGGTTGGTGCGAGGGTCGAGGTAGACCGCCTTCCCGAAGGATGGGTGCTGGTAAACGTGCCGCATCATCAATGCGGGATTCTCAGTGAACTGCGTCACGGGAAGGACTTGGGAGCCAGCGGTGCGGCAATACGGACCCGGCAGCAAGCTCTCCGTCAGGCACGCTCCCCAAATCTTATTGGAGCCGGTTGCTGCCACATTGTCCGCAACGCCTCCTCCATAGGCAGATGTGCAGGCATAGAGCTCAATGTTCAGGACGGTGTTGCCTGTGGCATTGTTGGTGATGTTGCACCACAGCCTCCAGAACACGCCATAGTCGTCTGCGCCGAAGGCGATGCCAGAAGTTACCCCGGATACAACTGCGCCAGTGTCTGTGTTCAGCCGAACTGAGTTTGTGAAAGGGGTGCCATTTGCAAGCCGCAGCTGCATTCCAAAAGTCGGAGAAGTCCCGCCTCCGGTCTTTTCGACAAAGATCGAGAAGGTGCGCGTCACCGCATCGTTTGCGATTGCGATGGATTGGTACACGCCATCAAAGAGCCCAACCGACCCGTCAGTGAGCGTGTCCCCGGACAGCGTGCCGTCGAGCCCGTAGGTGGCGTTGGAGACCACAGTCTTTGTATTTATCGGCTGCCACGCAGCATTCGAGAAGTCCTCCGACCACACGCATAGGTTGTACCTTGGGTCGTAAATCTTTGCCCCTCGGAGCACTGCGGTGACGGTCGGAAGGCCATTAGTGAACACAGCCTCATCGTATGTGCACTCGACAACCAGATAGGCCACGGACTTCGCTTGGTGCGCGGAGGTCCACAGCGTCGGGAACAGAGCAATCATCCTCGCATCCGCAACTTGCGTCGAGGTGCCAGAGACCAAACGAACATTTGCACGGGCCGCGACTTGCGTGTACTGGTACTGGATTGTCGCACCGGCGACGGTGGTGATGATCGCCCCGCCCCCGCTTGTGTACCCGACCTCCACCGCATCGCCCTCGGGACCTCCGCTGGTGCCGGAGAAAATGCGGACGGTCCCAGGGATTGGCACGCCTGCGAGCGTCTGCGCAGCGCCAGTGCCGTAGTCTGTTGCGCTCTGGGTCGAGCTGACGTAGTACGGAGCGCTCGTGACGTTGCCGCTCCCGTCGAGCGTCATCAGCTCATCGTTGAAGTACACGCCCTCCAGCGCATCGACCTCGTGTGCGGCAAGCGCAATTGCCATCAAGAAGGTCGTGTTGTTTGCGCCAGTGGACCCTTTGAAGAACACCGTCCCGCCTTTGCGCACCCGCCCAAGCACAAGCTCGCGGGCCGCGACGGCACTGGAAATGTTCACAAGCCGGTCTACCTGTGACGCGTTGTACTGCTCCCGGGCTTTGCGCTTTGCTTTGCGAGCTTGGGACTGAGCGAGGGCGAGCCCGCCGATGAGGAGTCCGTAGGTGCCGATGAACTCACCAACGATCAGCGCAAGCCCAGCATTCATGCCAAGCTCAAAAAGCAGCGGGACAAAGAACTGCGGCATGCCTCAAACCCTCCAGCAGCACTCAACCGGGGAGCGGTCGGTGCAGAACCACACCAACCCCTTCTCTCCCGGGGCGACCGCGACCTGTGCTGGCAGGCGGATTGCCAGGCCAAACCTCCCTTGGCCGTTATCCGCCAGGAGCACATCCCCTTCATCAGCCTCGGCAGCAGGCCTGCACGGCCCTAGGCGCTGCGTTACGATCTCACCCAAGCCTCCGAGGGCGGAGATCAAACGCTGGGCTCCTACAGCGGTTTGGTACGTCCTCATATTCCGGGCGAGGTCGATGCCGGTCATTTGCTCGACGGCATCCGCAGCAAACAGTGCGCAGTCTTGGCTCCCCCATGCAAAGGGCACATCCCTCCGCGAGGTCAGGAAGTCATCGAGCCGCAGCCGCCAATCTTGGAATCGAAGGATCATTTGTAAAAGTACTCCCGAGAGGGCCAAACAACGGGCTTGTCGGTTTGCTGAACCACGTACTCAAATGCCCGGTCTCCTGCGAATGCGTACTGCTGATCCGCATCATTCAGTATCGAGGGATTCCCGCGAAGCAGAACAACCGCTTTGCTCTCCGCTTTCACCGTCACCTCACACCGCGAACCGACCTCCACGATTTGCATTGTGTCGCACACCCCGACCCATTCAATTGGCGCATCGACCAATGTGTACCCGGAAGTCTCGATGAGGCCTGTGCGAATGATCACTGGAGCGAGTTGAACTTGATCCGCAGCGTCCAGCGCCAGGGAGAGCTTTGCGGAGTCGCCGCCATCGACGGTGAAGGTGATCCCCTGGACCTCCCCGGGGCTGTCTTTGGTTTGGCTAATCGCTCCGAGCCCGTATGCCCCGCGATAGACGACAGACTGCCACGTGAGGTCCCAGTTGCTTGAGTTGAGCGAGAGGGTGCCGCTCGCAAATGAGATGCTGACCATCTGGACGACCGCAAGCGAGCCCGAAGACAAAGTCCCTCGCGTGGAGGGCCCGTACGACTTCACAATGCCTCCGCAAAATCAAGGCTCGCCGTCGCCGCAAGCCGGGGTGAGTACGTCACGCCCTCGGATGAGAGGAGGCGAAATGAAGCTGTGGGCTTGTCCCATGTGACCGCTGCGCTCGATGAGAGTGCAGCCCGAAGCCGGTTGACGATTTGAATGGTCACTATGCCTCCCGCTGCAACGCAGTCGGAGGCGACCATGAGCAGCTGCCCGCCAACCCCGAGGATGTCCCCTGCGAGCAGGGTCCCGTTGGCGGGAGACACGCCACTCACTGAAATTGAGGATGCGCCTTGCGCAGCGGCAGCATTGAGCACCATCGTCCCGCGTGCCGTCCCGCGAGGCTGGGGGCGGGTGAAGTGCCATAGAGAGCAGGTGTTCACTTGCCCGCGCATTGCAGCGATGAACGCTTCAATCTCCGCCCCTGCCGCGTGAGACCTCCCGGCAAGCTCGCACGTCACCGTCCACCGATCATTCAGCAGGTCCACAGCTTGCTCCGCTCCTCCGAACACCGAGGCGTACACGCGCTGGTTGACCGCGAGCGAGAAGCTGCAAGAGCGGGGCTTGAACCCGGAGGGCAAGAGGATCACGCTCACGACAAAGCCCCTCCATAGTTCATTGACCGCTGGGTTGCGGCGGCGACCTGGCGCTGACTGGTTGCGACGGCACGCTTGACATAGCTCACAGAGGCGACATCGCCGACTGTGAAGTAATTGTTGTTTATGACTTGAGGCTGTTGGCGGTTGCGATTCTCTTCTGCAGTGAGGATGCGCTCGCCCTTGTGGATGCGAGCGGTCATGTCCCTTGGCACGTAGTCGATCCCTGTCGCAAAGCTCGGGAGACCGAGAGAGGCGAGGATGCCTTTGAACACGCCACCCAAGATCGCATTCCCTGCCTCCGCAATTGGCTGAATGATTGGGCGCAGGACTGTCTTTGCAAACTGCGCCTTGAGCTCATCCAAGAATACATCCGCAAAGCTCTTGCCATTCCGGAACCCTGTCATGATTCCGTCCTCGATACTTTGAGCGAGGGCTTGCGTGCGGTTGGCAGCTTCTGTTTTACCAAACACCTGCTCCGTCATGTCCCTCTCGATCTGCTTGAGGCGGATGCGCCGTTCAATCTGAGCAATCTCCGCCTCATTCCCGTCGATGTTCTGGGCATTGATCAAGTTGAGTTGCTCCTCCGCAAGCGCAGCATCCAACCTCGCCACCTTAAGGCGAGAGAGAGCATCAGGCAGCAGCCCAATCTCTTCAAGCTGAAGTCGCAGCGCTTCATTGTTCTTTGCGAGCCCTTCAATTTCCTTCTCCCTTGCAGCTTGCTCCTGCTCCGTCATCTTTCCGATTTTCTCCCGGGCGACCCGCTCTGCTTCGGCAAGGTTGAATGCGTCCACCTGCGCCGCGAGCTTCAGTGCCAGGGCTCGCTTCTCCTCGCTGAACCCGAGGGCAGTGGCCTCGGAGATGCGAAGCTGAGCCTTCTGGACTTCGGTCAGGTTTTGTTCCTTCTCGACCGCCTTCTGCAGCGACTCGATGTAGCGGTCAAGCTCCGTGGTTGGGGTGACGTAGCCAGAGTCTTTTTTCTCCGCAGGCTTGTCGCCAGGGAGGCGAGGGGCTGCGGGTTTTACAAATGACTTGAGAAGCCCGAGCCGCCGCGACTCCGCAGTGGACTGGTCGCCGGTCGCGGGAGCACCGACGCCAAGCACCCTCCGCTCAAATGCCTCCAACTCCGCCTTTGCCCTCTGAGCGTCCTCGGTCACTGCGTTGCTGATGGCTTTGAAGCCCTTGACGTCGAGCTTTGCGAGGGAGATGATCTGAGCAGCAATGGCGCCAATCTCGCGCCCTGTCGATTGGAAAACGAAGACAAGGTTTGCTCCGACAATTGCGAGCGTTTCAAACACCGTCCGAATGGAAGCGGAGAGGAGGCTGAACTTGTCGCCATTCTCCTTCATCTCCAAGAACTTGTCGGCAATCGCCTGGAACACCGGGAGCAGGTCTGCGATGATTGTGTTGCCGAGCGCTTTGCTGATGAGGTTGATCTTGCCGAGCGTGTCATTGAACTGGTCCGAGCGGTCCGCCAACTCCTTTGTCAGCCCAGAGTACCGGGCATAGTACTCGATGTTCTCCTTGAGAGCTTTCCCGCCCTCATTGAGCAGCGCAATCTGCTCCTCGCCCGCCTTGCCGAATAGCCGCAGCGCAATGGCCACCTTCTCCGGACCGTCTGCGAATGAGGCAAACTTGTCGGCAATCTCGACCATTGCCTCATCGATGGACTTTGTCTTTCCAGCAGAGTTGACCGCTGAGATTCCGAGCGCATCGAATGCCTCTTTTGCGTCCTTGTTTCCTGCAGCTGCATCTGCCAGCGATTTGTTCAGCTTCTTTGCAGCAATCTGCATCGACTCCATCGAGCCGCCCGACTGGGATGCTGCAAAGGACAACCCGCCCAGGGTCTCGACCGAGGTGCCTGCGGCCTGTGCGAGGTCGCGCAGGCGATCCGCATTGTCCAGGATCGCACGCCCCCACGTGATCACTGCATCGACCGAGAAGGTAGCGAGAAGCCCCTTGATGGCTTTTGCGGCAAGCTGCATCGCTTGGTCAATTTGCGCAGCAGACTTCTCCGCCGCCCGCGAGGCCGCGCCCATGTCCTTCTCAAACTGGGCTATCTTCGCTATCAGGTCTATCGACAGTGTTGCCAGTGCCACTCTTATGCTCCGGTTTATGCGACTTGATCACCCCAAGGTTTTCGATCAGCCCTCCAACATCCTCAATCCCGAGGTGCCACGCAATCAGCTCCACCCCGCCCCAATCGACTCCGCCCTGCCCGTTGGAGAGGAGATTCCACGCCCTCGTGGCCAAGCTCTCCCTCAGCGAAATGACCGGCTCAACCTCTCCCTCAAATTCTCCGCTTTGCCAGTCGAGCAGGGCAGTTAGTTTTTTGCGGACTCACTCCGCTGCTTTTCGTATTGGCTGACCACATCCATCAGACCAACCACCACCTTCATCATCCAGTCGCGACTATCCCGGACGACCTCCGCCCAGAGCGCAAGGTCAAACTTCACAGGCTCGGGCGAAGCGAGCGCAGCCCCGAGCAGGTCTTCCTCGGTGATGTTCTCCCATCCGGTGACGTACTTGGTGCAGCACCGCAGCATCCGGTCCACTTCGCTCTCCCCGGGCTTGGGCACGAAGTCCTGCATGTCCGCCTCGGGAGGGCGGATGATCTGTGCGCGCTTGGCCGCCACATCCCCCGATGCGGGCTCAAGCTCCACCCAGCTTTGCCGAGCGGACCGGAGCCTTTGCAGCAGAGCAGCGCTCACGAAGCCACCGGCAGTTTGAGCACGCGACCCTTGACTGCGACTTTGAAGCTGCCGGTTGCAGCTTGGCTCAGCGCAACAGTCTCGCCTGGAAGCGAGGGAATGCCGTAGAACAGCCTGCGCTCGGTGTTGCTCAGCGTCACACGGAACAACAGTGCAGTGCCGTTGCGGGCAGCCTCCTCGACTTGGATTGCGGCAGTGAGTTGCGTGTCCGAGAGATGGTCAATGCTGACGGTCTCTGCCGCAAGCAGCCCGTACTCGATCTTGTGGTTGGAGTCGAGGAGCGTGGCCACATCGACCTCATCCGCATCCCCGCCTGCGACGGAGTAACCGCTGGCAGTGGACAATGTGTTCCATGTCGCAGCTGGCGTGAAGCTGCCAGCGGTGAAGGTGCCGAAGTTGGTGGTGTCGACACGCTCGATGTTCCATGTGCCGGCGGCCACGCCCTGGACAGAGCCTGCCATGTTGTCGAGTTCCGACATGCCATTGGGCATTGTGTAGAAGCCTGCAGCCCCTGCCGTCAATCCGTGCGCAGCGGAGGTCACTTGGCCAGGGTTGGCTTTGGTGATGGCGGTGATGGTCTTGGCAGTAGAGAATGTCGCCGCAATTTCAATGCGGCAGTTCCGACCTTTGGGTACGCTCATGGTGGTTTCCTTTCAAATGTACAAACAGACGCTGAACTTCAATCCCACCACTCAACGGTGATGATCGTTGCCTCAAGGTCCAACTCAGCGTCATACCCGCTGGACCTGCCGGTGACTGCGCGAGAGCCAGCCAGCAAAACCCTTTCAATATCGTCCGACACAGCCTCGACTGCGAGCCTTGTATCGCCCCTCACTTGAATCTCAAACACAGCCTTGGTCGCGAGCGCAGCCCCAAGAAGTGTCTCTGCATATTCGGTCGAGACCCGAGAGAAGACAACAAATGGCTTCCCCGCTCCTTGCTCGATGCGATCCGAGGAGACCCGGTCAACCACCTTTGCCACCAGCGATCCGTCCGCCAGCAGAAGGGTTTTCAAGTCAGATTCAAAGCTCATTCGACCACCTTCCCATCGGCCTCAATCTTCACGAACCACTTGCCCAGCGCTCGCTCGAAAATCTTCAGCGCTTCTCCGAGTTGCTTGGCCGCAGGACGCAAGAAGCCCTCGGTGGAATACTTCTTTGTCCCAAACTCAATGAACCTCCAATAGAAGGGGTCCCGAGGGTTTCTGGCGGAGCGCTGAGATTTCTTGAGGGGCTTGACATTCACGAACACCCCAACATCCCCGTCCCGCTTTGCCTCTTTGCTGGTGCGGACGCGGATTGCATCCCTCACCGTCCCTGGCCTGCGGTAAGGCGCTTTCGCTGCGGAGGTCGAGGAGAGGACCGGGACGCCTTGTTTTGCATCTGCCTGCACCCGCCTAGCCCCTGCCGCGAGGGCTCGCCGCAGGACTTGGGAGCGCATCTTGGCTGGGATGTCGCGGAGCTTCTTTGTCAGCTCATCAATCCCCTGCACGCGGCCCAGCCCTTGGCCCCCGGTCACCTCGCTCCGGGACTTGATGAGGCGAGCGCTAACGGCCATCTTTGATCCCCTCCAAGCACACCAGCTCAAGCCGGTCCTTGCGAGCCCCGAATGGCTGGACGCCAATGATGTCGTGGCCCAACGCATTCCACACCAACCGCCACCTCTCGGTGACGTCCGAGCGGAAGCGGATGCGGAACTTGGTGGTGCGCTCTGCGACGGTGCCCTGCGCAGCAACAATTTCCCTGGCCGACATTGGGACCTTTTCTGCCCACACAGTCGCGACATCGGTCCATGTGAGCGCAGCCTGCCCCATTGCATCCCTCGCTTGAGAGGGGCTTTGGAGGGTGACGCGTTGGTCCATGTCTCCGATGCGTGCCATCACATACTCCACCGGGTCGAAGGCGCAAGCAACGCAGAGACCCCAAGCGGCACCTCCTGCATGAGGGCAGAGATGATGACCGCCTCCCGGTTTTCATACCAGTGTCCCACGAGCAGAAGCAGTGCGTGCCGGATCGAGTCAGGCAGTGCGGATGCCCCTGCGAGATATCGAACAAGCACCGCATTGGCCATTGCACGAGTGGTTGGCCATGAAGCCCCGAACCCAAGCGTTACCCATTGGGTCTCGGAGTAATCGTCAAACCCGTACAGCGAGGCTGAGAATGTTTGGAGGACCCCTGCTGTGTCGTAGTACTTGACCGATGTGACGCTGAGGGCAGGCCCGCGCAGAAGCTCAATCGCTCCGGATGGGAATGCGTCCAGCGCCAACTCCAGCGTCTGCTGCCCGATGGAGGTCTGTGTGCGGTGCTCAGCAACTTCAACCGCCGCCGCGAGGAGGGCTGTGATGTAGGAGTCGTCCGTGGAAACGTCCACCTTCAAATGGCCCTTTACATCTGAGAGCGGGATGACCGGAGCGGTCCTTGGAACAATGACTTTGACGCCCACAGCTATCTCCTTGATGCGGTTGGAGCAGATCGAGTCGAGTTTACCGGCGAACCCCTCTCGGCAGACCGTGCCGTAGAGCGACTTTCACCCGCTCGTGAGGGGAGAGGAGCCCGGGTGGAGAGGAGGTCTGCCGGCAGGCCTGCCCGCGAGCCCTGCACGGTGGACACGATGATCGCCCCAGGGGCCAGGGCGGTGTCCTCCTCAAGCGCCGCCCCGACTGCTTTGAGATGGACGCTGCTCAGCGCAAATGCTGAATCATTCTCTGCTGCAAGCCCGGTGAGTCGAGAGATGATCCGGGCGAGGGCGAGGGCGGTGTCGGTCTCGGAGGAGAGGCCGGTGGCGCGAAGCTGGAGACCTGCGAGTGCGAGGGCGGTGTCGGTCTCCGCTGCGAGGCCGGTGATCCCTGCAGGAGCGCCAGGTGCAAGGGCGAGCGCAACGTCGGACTCGACCGCAACCCCGACCAGTCGCAGCTGCACTCGGGAGAGAGCAAACGATGCGTCATTCTCCGCCGCAAGCCCGAGCGAGCGAAGCTGGAGGCCCGCAAGGGCAAGGGCAGTATCGGTCTCGGTCGCGAGTCCAATGCCGCCCGAAGGGGCGAGGGCGAGGGCGGTGTCGGTCTCGGAGGCGAGCCCGAGCGCCTTGATCTGGAC